GCTTTAAGATGTCCTGAATGTGATGATATTCGCACAGACAAAACAGATAAGGCTTTAAAAATAAAACACGATGAAGGATTTGGAAATTGTTTTTATTGTGAAGCATATACAATTAGAGATATTTCTGAAAAAAATGTAAGAAAAGATTATAGTTTACCAAGTCAGGAATGGAAAAACTATACTAATCTTTCAGATAAACTGGTGAAATGGTGTTGGAGTGAAAGAATGATAAGTCAATCTACACTAAAGCATTTTGATATTTCAGAAGAAGAAATTTACTTTCCACAAGCAAAAGAAAAGAAAAACTCAATAGTGTTTAATTACCTTGAAGGAGACACTTTGGTAAATAAAAAATATAGAGGTGTAATAAAAGTTGATGGAGAAATAAAAAAGACATTTACATCTCATACTGGAGGTAAACCAATTTTTTATAACATCAATTCTATAATTGGTCAAGATGAATGTTACATTGTAGAAGGTGAATTTGATGTATTGGCATTGTACGAAATCGGAATTAAGAATGTTATAAGCCTTCCAAATGGTGCAAATGATAACGATGATTTTTGGATAAACTCTGAAAAATATTTAAAAGACATTAAAAAATTTATCATCGCAACAGATAATGACGAAAAAGGAATTTTGGTTCGTGAAAAGATTGCTCAAAGATTAGGACGTTACAGATGCGTTTACATCGTGTTTGATAGAAAGGACGCCAATGATGATTTAAAGGCAGGAGAACTCACGAAAACGATAAAAAACGAGCATAGATTTAATATTGGAGGAACGTTTACTTCATTTGATTTGTTAGATGATACTTTAAGGTTGTTTAATGAGGGTATGCCAAACACTATTAAGCCTAAATCTGAAATGTTTAAAGATTTAAATGAAATTTTTTCAATTATGATGGGGCAATTAACTACTATAACAGGTATTCCATCTCATGGAAAGTCAAGTTTTGTAGATTGGTATGCTTTAAATTTAGTTAATGATTATGATTTTAAATTGTCAATTTTTTCTCCTGAACATAATCCATTAGGACTATATAATACAAAATACGCATCATTAGCAATAGGAAAAAGGTTTTTTGAAGGTACTAATCGAATGACTGAAAATGAGTTATTGGAATATACTGAATGGTCAAAAGAAAAGATATATTTTACTACTGCCGAAGATAAAGTTTCTCCTGATTGGGATTGGTTATTAGAAAAGTTTAAAGAGCAAATGTACACTTATGGCATTAATATGTTTATCATTGATGCTTGGAATAAAGTGTTAATGCCAAAAGGAATGGGTGGAAAAGATGGCATTGATGCTATTTTAACAAGATTAACTGCATTTTGTATTCAAAACAACGTGCATATTTTTCTTGTTGCACACCCAACGAAAATGAAAAAAGATGAAAAGACTGGAAAATATGAAGCACCTGATTTATATAATGTAAGTGGTTCGAGTGATTTCAGAAACCAAACACATAATGGTCTTTGTGTGTATAGAGATTTTGGAGATGAAATAAATGAAGGTTTTACAACTGTAATTAATCTTAAAACTAAATTTGATTTTCAAGGAAAGATAGGAGAGTTTGCAAAATTTAATTGGAATGGTTTAAATAGAAGATTTTATTGTGATGGAACTGAAAGTAATTACAATTTAATTAATAACAATGTTTTTGTTTTAGAAAAAAAAGAAGAATTAAATTTTAATTTAACGCCTAATCTTAATTTTGATGATGATATACCATTTTAAAAAAGCAAATGAAAAAGAGAAAGAATAGACCAAGTGGATTAAAGTACAATGTAGTAGCAACCGAAAGGAATAGACCATTCGGAATGACATACAAAATAGAATATGTTAAATGTTTTAGGTGTGAAAAAATGAAGAATAAGAACTCGACCTTATTACTTAAATGGGGAAGGTCTTTTTTTATAATATGCAACACTTGTAACAATAGGTATAGATTAATGCCAAATAAAATAAAAGGAGAAAATAAATAATTAATTTTACAAAAAAAAGTTATGGAAGAACAATTAAAAACAAAAATTGACGAGTTAAGAGCAACATTAACTCGTAATTTGTTTGAGGATATGGAAACTCAACAAGAAATTTATGAACTAAAGAAAGAATTGTCTGCTTTACAAGGTGTTACAATAGAAGAATACGAAGCAAATGATGATTATATCTGTGAAAATTGTGGCTCGTAACTATGAAAATAATATTTACAATAGAAGATGATTTAAACGCTTCATTAGAAATGGAAGGAATAGATATGTTTGGTGCTTTAGACATCATAAAAGATGCACAAGAAGAAATGTATTTAGAAAGAATCAGTCTTAATTAATGACTAAAAAACAAATAAAATTCGTAAAAGGCTATCTCTTTAAAAGTATTGGGGTAGCCTTAAATTTATCTGTTGAAGAAATAGATATAGCAATTAAAAACAAATTAGAAATAGAAAGCATATCAAAATTAGACAACGATGGTTATATGGAGATATGTGTTTATTGTTTTAAACTTGGTGATGAATTAGGATTAAATCTTAATTTTAAAGGTAACGAAGCAGAATTTATTAGAGATTTACTATGAAGAAATGTAAAAATTGCAAAGAACCATTTACTCCTATCAAAAGTAGTTTAGAGAAATACTGTACAAAATCCCAATGTGTAAACGTTTGGATAAATTCTGTAAAGCAAAAACAATGGACAAAAAGAAAGTCAGAATTAAAAGCAGATTTAATGACACTTTCAGATTGGTTAAAAATAGCACAACAGGTCGTTAATAAATACATAAGACAAAGGGATAAAAACGAACCTTGTATTTCGTGTGGAAATAAAATTAACGGAGTAGAACACGCATCGCACTATTTGTCAAGTGGTGGTCATTCAAATGTAAGGTTTCACGAAGATAATATTTGGAAGTCTTGCTATAAGTGTAACGTTATGCTTAGTGGTAATCAACTTGAATACAGAAAAAGATTAATTCAAAAGATAGGCATAGAACGTGTCGAATGGTTAGAAAATAACGGGAGTATAGTTAAAAAATGGAGTGTTGATGAATTAAAAGAAATAATCAAAAAGTATAAAGAGTTAACTAAATAATTAAAAAAAATAACTTTATTGTTTGATTTTAATTATAATTGTGTATATTTGCATTATAATTAAAATTAAGCACATGGAAAAAGTTAAAGTAATTGTAAACTTCATTAATGATATTGAAGATGCAGAATACAAATCACAAATCTTTTCAGATTTAGATGATATTATCAATGATATTGTTAATCAAATTGATTTAAAATCAAAAGTAGAATATCCTAAAAACATAGAATTGCAAAATCTATCTAAAGAATTGCAATTAATCAATGTTATTAGAAATCTATCAACAGAAATGTTAATGCAAAGATTAAAATTAAATAGTAATATAGAGTTTGTAAATAAAATCTTAAAACAAAAGTAAAATGAGTAAAGCAAAACAAGTAACTATTCAGATGCACGATTATGTAGAAAGTGCTATGATTATTTCTGCTAAAGTGGGATTACATAAAGGTAACGATGTAACAACTAAAGTAGGTAGAATAGAAATGGCTTTAGAGTTATTTAATAAAGCAGTAGAGCAAGGTAAAATTAGTATTGGAGATTTAGTAAATTTAAAGTAAGATGGAAAATTTAGCAATTAATGAAGTGGCTTATTTATTAAGCAAAATTCAAAACGAGATTAAAGTACAAAAAAACAACTGGAATGCTTTTGGAAAATACAAGTATCGTTCAGTAGAGGATATTCAAGTAGCGTTAAAACCTATCTTGTTAAAGCACGAAAGTTCAGTAATTCTAACAGATGAATCATTTGAATTATGTGGAATACCAGTAGTAAGAGCAAAAGCAACATTTATTTGTCCTTATGGAGAATTATCAGTAACAGCAGATGCAGGAGTAGATATTCACAAGAAAGGTATGGATTATGCACAGACATTCGGTGCGAGTTCAAGTTATGCTCGTAAATATGCTTTAGGTGGACTTTTATTATTAGATGATGTTGCAGATGCAGATACTACTGAAACACACGATAAAAATGAGATTAAGGGACTAACTGACGCTCAAATCAAGTCTGCAATAGAAAAAGGTAACCAATCTAAAGTATTAGAAGGTAACGGAACTAAATGGGTGTTAACAGAAGTACAAGTTAAAGCATTACAATCATAAGTTAAAATTGGTTAGTATGGAAACAAATTTTAAAGTTGAAGACAAAGTGTTTCATATTTTGTATGGTTGGGGTACTATACAAGAAATTGAAGATAATATAATAATTATTGATTTTAATGGTCAAAAAGGGTACTCATTTTGTGATAATAATTTACTTTCATTTACAGAATATACCTTAGAAGGTTTCAGTCAAGAAAGACCAATTATACTCCCTGAAGTTGGTGAGTTGTGTTTGGTTAGAAGGTGTGATACTGATAATTGGTTTGTTGATAAATTCCAAAAATTTGAATATGGTTATTATTATTGTGAAAATAACAAATGGGAAAAAATAAAACGAATTAAAATATTAGACTAACAGTCGTATAAGGGAAGTTTTTAAATTTCTCTTATACTTTGTTAGGATATTAAATAATATTGTGTATATTTGCATATAATTAATAATTAAAGAATAAAGTAATGGTAGAAATCAAAAATTTAGAGCAAAAAAGCCAAGAATGGTTAGAGTACAGATTAGGTAAAATCACAGGTACTCGTTTAAAAGAGGTACTTAAAACTGATAACTTACCAGTATTGTATGAAATGATAGCCGAAACTTTATCTAAACAAGTTGAGGAGTTTCCAATGAACAATGCTATGAAGAGAGGAGTTGAGTTAGAACCAATAGCAAGACAGTTGTACCAAGATAAAACTGGAGAAATAATAGAAGAAATAGGATTCTGTTTATCTGATGAAAACGATTACCTTGGATTATCTCCTGATGGATTTACATTAGATAGAACAGGAGCAATTGAGATTAAGTGTCCATCTACAAAAACTCATGTTAAGTATATTTTAGACGACAGAATACCTAATGAATATCTTCCTCAAGTTTGTATGTATTTTATTGTGAATACAGAGCTACAATGGTTAGATTTTGTGAGCTACGATGATAGATGTAAAGAAATACCAATGCACATTGTTCATATTACAAGAGAAGAACTTTCTGATAAGATATTTGAGTTTAAAACTAAGATAGATAAGTTCACAGAGAAGTTTGAAAAGTATTATAGTAAGCTATCAAGTAAAATGTTGTTTTAACGGCATCAAGCTAAAAGCTGACCGCTTTTTAGCAAACAAAGTTGATGCGGTTTGCTTTTAGGTTGTGTTATGTTGGTGCGATAGCAAGTGCGTGAGGCAGTTTTATTTTATTAATTTTTAAAAAAGCGAAGGAAATGGAATTTTTTAAAGTATATGTAGTAAAAGATGATTTGGTTAGGATATGGGAACGTGATTGCGTTGAATTAACTGACCGCTATGCTTTTGTTAGAGCGTTAAGATGTGCTGGAACTGAATATAATTGGAGGATTTGTTTAAGCATGGTTTCGGATAAGTATTTTAGAACTTTAGCTGAAGCGAAACAATACATTAAAGACCAAAGAGAATTAAAAGTGAAAGGACTTAAACAACAGATTGAAGGATTGAAAAAAGCAATAGAATACCAAACAGAAATGATTGATAAATTTACTATTGATAGTGATTGGGATTATGATGATAGAGGTATAGACTATACACGAAAGTAGTGCGTAGGCTTTTAAAAATTAATAAAATAAAATTGAACATAACGTTTTGCAGATAAGCGAAGGCACAAATAGCGTTGGCTTGTGCGGTGGAATTTGGGCTTTTGCTTATGTGCTGTTATAAGCCGTTTTTTTAATTACTAAAATAAATTCAAAATGAGTATAAAAGTAGAAACAGTTGATGTCGGAACAATAGCTCTTATTCAACAAACAGAAACAGGTAGAATTTTGCAAGTTGCTATGACTACCGAACAAAGTAAAATGTTGCAAATATTTCTTGCTACAATTTCACAAGGTCAACCACTTGTCCAAATGGGTGAAGACCACGATTTAATATTAAAGTCAAATGTCTGTAAGCGGTGTCGTCAAAATGGCTTATAACGTTTTGCGTGTATAAGAAGTGGCGGATTAGAACTCCAAAACTTTCAGCAAACGCAGAACTTAATTAGAATTACAAAATTTTAAATTAACCGAGAAAACCGCCATTTTTTATACACGTTGTTAGTGGCTGGGCTTTCTCACAAAATTAGATAAAATGGAAATATTTAACAAGCAGTCAAAATTCAATGAAAATATTTATGAAATATTAGAAAGTGCTTTTGACAATGAAAGTCAAGAATGTATAGTTGATGAAATCATCAGAAATATTAATTTAAACGATGTTCATAAAATTTTAGAAATACTTGTTTATCAAAAACAATATGATGAAAAAAGAATTAAAAAATTAAAAGTTGACATTGAATCAAAAGAAGAACATATAAAGCATTTACAGCACTTCAAAGATAGTAGTGTAGGACTGCACGTTACTGATAAACCTATCGGTGATTTACTTCATATGTTTTGGCAAAGGTCATCAGATGCATGTCCTTTAGAAATATCAGAAGCCGAAAAGCAAGAAGAACAATTTGAATACTGGATAAAGTCTATAAGTTGGGTGCTATCATAGCCTTGCCACTAACGTTTTGCAACTAACCGATGAGCTGTAACAAACACAGTACTTTTCAGCTTATTGGTTAATTGCTGTTAGCACCAGTTTTTTTTAATTTAAAACAATAAATATATGTCAAATAGTATGGAGTACACAGCAGTAGAATGGTTAATACAAAGGTTAGAACACATTATACCAAGTAATTATAATGTTATTATTGAACAAGCAAAAGAATTTGAAAAAGAGCAGTGTAAAAAGTATGCTGAATTTTCTATTAGTTGTGATAGACAAAATATGAAGATATTAAATTTTGAGGATTGGATTAAACTTTAAAAATATATAAAAATGAAACATAAAGATTTAACAGATAAAGAATTAAAAAACGGAGATATAATTGACTTGCATCAAACTGTAAATGGTCAAAATATATTTATTGTTTTAGACGTTGAAACATTGGATATAAGATATATTCACGATTTTAACTATAAGTATCAATATAGTGCCGTTGATATGTTAAAACCTTGTCAATTTAGAGGTGATACAGAATGGGAAATTATAGGTAATATTTATGATGTCATCAAGAATGCATTTCCAAATTAGTGCTAACGGTACTCGGCTAAACTGCGTTGCCGTATAAAATGCAGTCAACTATCAAATTACAATTAAAATGGAAAATGTAGAAAAATATTCAATTACCGATAATGAAGGCAATGAAGTTTTAGCCGATGTTAGCGGTTCGTTGTTTGGGTTTATTCAAGAAGTAGACAGGATGATTTCACTTTATAAAAAACAAAGATATACCCAAGCAGAAGAACTTAAAGATATATTGGCAGATGAACTTGACGACTTAATGAGAGGTTAAAAACAATGACCGCTAACTAATGGCTAATCGACATATGTCGCATATACAACAAGTAAACAAATAAAAAAGTAAAATTATGAGGTATAAAAATTATGTTGATTTAGGATTTGTACGAATTGATATGAATGATTCGGTAGAGTTTGATGAAACTGGTTGGGGTGGATTTGCTCTTGAAAAAAGAATAAACTCATCAATGGAGATATGTGTAGATTCAAGAAATTTGTCTAAACCACATCTTTACATTAAAAAATATTACGAAAAAGAAACTTACCATATTATTCCAATATCAATTGAATGTATGAAAGATTTAATTATGAATTTTAAAAGAGCCAAAGAAATGAAGAAAGAAGAACTGGAGAAAGTTTATCAGGAAGCATTAAGGGAAATATCAAAAAAAGATTAGTATGGAAAGATTGGAAGATATGTATCACGAAAGTTTCACAGAGGAACAAATAGAACAAGAGTATAATTATTTAACTCATCACGGAGTAGAACAATGAAACTAATAATTTTAACTATACTTATGTACACTCTCTCAAGTTGGGAGTGTACCTATTACGGAAAAGCGTTTCATGGCAACTACACCTATTCAGGAGAAAGATTTGATATGAATGGTATGACTTGTGCGTCAAATGTGTTTAGAATGGGTTTAAAGTTAAAAATTACCAATATAGAAAACGGAAAATCGGTAGTAGTAACTGTAAACGACAAAGGAGCAATGCCTAACGAGGTTATAGACTTATCAGAAGGAGCATTTAGGAGAATTGCTAACCTAAAACAAGGCAGAGTAAAGATTAAAATACACCCAATATTAAAGAAAAAATATTATATTTGTAAACGGTTGTGCAGAACCTAAAAAGAAAAAGACATTTTATAACCCTTTGCATTAGTAGGACTGCACTCCGAACGTGCCAAGGGTTTTTTAATTTTAAT